GTGCAAAATAAGGTGTCCGCTGTGCCGGAGGAGGATCTGCGATATAATCGCCACCGTGGAGGGAAGGACAGTCATAGTGCTGAAATGCCCTTACTGCGGGAGGATAGTCAGGCTGGAATGGCTAGTACAGACCTCATTGAAAACCAAATAATGTTTACTCAAAATGAGCGAGCGGCCAAGTGACGAACTGCGAAGGGCCGGAGTAAAGCTAGAGACCAATACCTTAGCTTACTCCGGCCTTTTTTACGTTTCAAGGTAGTTTCATATCAAATAAATACAGTGTTTCTGGCTTTACGAGGGAGTAAAGAAAGGAACGCTGTATGTCTGGAAAAATCAAAACATTCTGCGTCCTGCCGGGTTCCGGCGGGAGGCCTGAATGAAGATCACCTATGAATTTGTGACAGGGGAAGTCTCCGAGGTGGAGGTGGACGAGCACCTCGGAGGGATGCTGCTGGATTTAGACCGCCAGCAGTACAACAACGACCAGAAGGAGACCCGCCGCCCATGCCCTGGCGAGGCGGCATGGATTGATGAAGAAGGGGCATACCCGGAATCGGACGATTCCTTCGGTCAGGTCTCCATCGGCGCTTTCAAGGTGGCGACCATGATCAAGGTATCGGATGAACTGTTAAATGATAACGTATTCAACTTAGAGGCTTACATCTCCAAGGAGTTCGGGCGCAGGATCGGCACCAAGGAGGAGGAAGCCTTTTTCATTGGGGACGGCAAGGGCAAGCCTACGGGCATCCTGAATGCCACGGGCGGCGCATCCGATGGCGTGACCACGGCAACCGCCAACATCACTTTCGATGATGTAATGGATTTATTCTATTCCCTGAAAGCGCCTTACCGCAAAAAGGCGGTGTGGCTGCTGAATGACACCACCGTGAAAGCCCTGCGGAAACTGAAAGACAATAACGGGAATTATATCTGGCAGCCTTCCGTGCAGGCAGGGGTGCCGGACATGATTTTAAACCGCCCTTACCACACTTCCTCCTATGTGCCGGAGATGGCGGCGGGCAGCAAGGTGATGGCGTTCGGTGACTTCTCTTATTACTGGATTGCTGACAGGCAGGGCAGAAGTTTCAAGCGTCTGAATGAACTGTTTGCAGCCACCGGGCAGGTAGGATTCCTTGCTTCACAGCGTGTGGATGGCAAGCTGATCCTTGCCGAAGCGGTAAAGACCATGACCGTGAAGAAATCTGCATCATAAGAAGGGAGGCGGCATGGATGGCAGTCCTGACATTGGAGGAAACGAAACAGTATCTCCGGGTGGACAGCAGTGATGAGGATGGTTTCATTTCCGGGCTGATTGAGACCGGGGAGAGGCTGTGTGCGGATGTGGCGCGGATGGAGAAATCAGAGCTGGAAGCGCACCTTCCGATGGTGCGGATTGCCGTCTTCTATGCCGCCGCTTATCTATATGAACACCGGGAGCAGGCAGATCATGGGGAGTTAGTTCAGACGCTGCGCTCCCTGCTGTTTGGCATACGGAAAGAGGTGTTCTGATGGCGCTTGGGGAATGGAAGGACAGGATAATCATTCAGAAGAGCGTGGCGGGCAATGACAGAGCCGAGAACCATGTGCTGGAATGGCAGGATTATTACACCTGCCACGCCTATGTGAACAACCTTTCTGGGAAGGAGTATTGGGAGGCGGCGCAGCTTAATGCGGAGAAAGAAGTGTTTTTCCTTATCCGCTATTGCAGCGAAGCCGCCGCCATTGATACGGAGCATTTCCGCATTATCTTCCGGGAGCAGATTTATAACATCACGTTCATTGACAACGTGAAATATCAGAATAAAACCATAAAGCTGCGGGCGGCTTTGGAAAAAAGGGGAGGCTGAATAAATTCTCCCTTTGGAAAAGAGGTAGGAATGTCAGAAAGAAAAGTATCCATCGAGCAGATGGCGGAGGCGGTCATGGACGGCCTGATTGAATATGCCGGGCTTGCCACGGACGTGATGAAGGACTGCGTCACCAAAGCTGGGAACACGGTGAAATCGGAAGTGAAAGCCAATGCCCCGGTTCGGACGGGGCAGTACAAAAAGGGATGGGCTGTGAAAAAGCAGAAAGAGACCGCCAATGCACTGGAACTGGTGGTGCATAACAAGAAAAGGTATCAGCTTACCCACCTTTTGGAGAATGGCCATGCCAAGCGGGGCGGCGGGAGAGTCCGGGCATTCCCCCATATCGCTCCTGCGGAACAGGCGGGCATCCGGGAACTGGAGGAAGGCATCAAAAGGGGGCTGGAAGGATGAGCCATGAAGAAGTAATGAAGATGGTGGAGGAAATGGGGCTGCCCTTTGCCTATGACCATTTCGTGGAGGGCGAATCGCCGGAGCCTCCCTTCCTCGTATTTCTATATCCCAAAGCCGACAATTTCGCGGCGGACGGGATTGCGTATTTCAAAGTAAACCAGCTTGACATAGAACTGTACACCGATCTGAAAAATCCCGATCTGGAGGAAACCATAGAGGCGGTTCTGCTGAAGCACGGTATTTTCTATGGCAAGAGTGAAACGTGGATAGAATCGGAAAAGCTGTACGAAGTTTTGTATGAAATGGAGGTCTGAAATGAAGAACAACAATAAAGTGAAATTCAACATCTGCAACTGCCACTATGCTTTGCAGAAAACACAGGAGAACGGGGAGGTAGGGTTTGAGACGCCCGTGGCAATGCCCGGTGCGGTATCCATCGCCCTGGATCCCAATGGGGAGCCGGAGTCCTTCTATGCGGACGGCATTGAGTATTACATCATAGCCAACAACATGGGCTATGACGGCGATTTGGAACTGGCTTTGATTCCTGAAAGTTTCCGCACGGACGTGCTGAAGGAGGAAGCGGACAATAATGAAGTGCTGGTGGAGAACGCCCATTCCGAGACGGCGGCCTTTGCGCTGCTGTTTGAGTTTGACGGCGACATCCGCAAGATACGCCATGTGCTGTATAACTGTTCCGCAGGCCGCCCCAAGAACGAGGGCAAGACCAATGAGGAGAGCCGGGAGGTGCAGACGGAAACGCTGACCATCAAGGCGCGCCCGCTGGCAAGCGGCTATGTGAAAGCCAAGACCGGGAATAAGACATCTGCGGAGACGTATGCC